AAACTAGACTCCGCTGCGAAGAAGTTATCTGAGAACTATCCAGATCCATTTGGATTGCGTGACGATGCTCCAATGAAGGCAGGGCGACAATCCTCACCCGCCGGTTCATGGGCGCGCACTAAGCAGCAACGCGAAGCAGAAGCGGCAGCAGCCAAGCGAGCCAAGGAATTAGCGGCACTACAGAAGAAGCAAGTTGCAGCTACTAAAGCACTTACTGCAGAACAGAAGAAGCAGGTTGCACTCAAGAAGGCCGGGACAGTCTTCGACTTGGAGCAGATTGGTCTAGTGGCAGCCCTTAAGGGCAAACTCTCCGAGGAGGAGAAGATTCGCGTACAGGCTCAACTTGCGTTACTTAACGGTAATGAAGCAGTAGCCACAAAATTAACTAACCAGATTATTAACGCGCAAGCAGGAGGCAAAGAACTCGCAGCCTTCCTGACTTCTTTGCCAGACGCTAAGAATCCTTTCGCTTCATGGTCTGCTTATCTTGATATGATTATTCAGAAGGCTCGCCTTGCTGCTTCCATTGGTGGAGGTTCCGGCGCTTCAGTAATACCTACAACACCACCGGCGACCAACATCGCAGGGTTTAACGTGAACATGGGCGCTACTACTAACGGCGTGACCTCAAGTCCTTCAGGCGATATCATCATTAACATCCAAGGCTCTGTAACTACTGAGGAAGATCTAGTTGCAAAGATTAGAGCTGGAATCCAGAGTGGTAGCCTTTCAGGTAAGCCTTCAGATATTGGCAGACTTGCTGGGATGTTCGGATGACCTTACCTGCACAGATAGCCGTCTCCTTCGACTTCTCCAGTGGTGCAACTTTTGGTACAGGTTTCGTTATTGGCGATGCCAAGTATGGAGTCCTCGGAGTCTCTCGCCTTGGTGAGTCTGACGTTATCCTTCCAACTGTAGACCTGACTCCTAACGTCTACCAGATTGCTATCCGCCGCGGTCGTAACATCCAGCGCGATGCATACGAGGCTGGCACTGCAACCGTCCGAGTGCTAGACCCTCTCAGCTACTTTAACCCTCAGAACACCTCAAGCCCTTACTACGGCTACCTTAGCCCGCTTCGTAAGGTTCGCATCTCTGCGACCACTGGAAGCGACCAGCACTTCTTATTCTCAGGATACGTCACCGAGTACCGATATACTTACCCTCAAGGGCAAGAGACAGGCTACGTTGACCTTATCTGCACTGACGGTTTCCGCCTATTCCAAATGGCTAACATCGCAGCCGTAGCAGACTCAGGCGCAGGGCAGACCACCGGCACACGCATCGGCAAGATATTAGATCAGGTCTCCTTCCCTTCTTCGATGCGTACAATCGCTACAGGCTCGAACACATGCGTAGCAGACCCAGCGACTAACCGCACATCACTAGAAGCTCTTATGAATGCAGAGTTTAGCGAGACCGGCGCGTTCTATATGGACGGCTCAGGTACGGCAGTATTCAAGAGCCGCACACAGGTAATGGAATCCCTAGCCGCTGCTCCTATCGAGTTCGACCAGACCACGGGTATCCCATATAAGAACCTCAAGTATTCATTCGACGATAAACTCATTATCAACCAAGCCACCTTCACCCGTGTAGGCGGTACTGCTCAGACAGTCAGCGACACTGTTTCGGTCAACAAGTATTTTCCTCACGGCATTACTCAGGATAACCTCGTAGCTGAGACCGATGCGATCGTGGCTAACATCGCCAAGGAGTACGTCGCTACCCGTAAAGAGACAACTATCCGCATCGATGAAATGGTGGTAGACCTGCTCGATACTGCAGTGCCTACCGACACCATGATAGCCATGGATTACTTTGATAACCTCAAGATTACTAACGTCCAGCCAGACGGCTCGACAATCGTAAAGACCCTCCAATGCCAAGGCATCGCGTGGGATATCACACCAAACAAGATGACTGCGACAATCACGACGCTAGAACCTATCGCAGAAGGTTTCATCGTAGGGAGTTCAACCTACGGTATAATTGGCGTATCTATGCTCGGCTACTAGGAGATATACATGGCAACAGGCTTTCCCTTCTCAACCGGTGATATCCTCACCGCTTCAGCTGCTAACGGCTTGGTAGCCTTTACTCTTAATGACCAGACAGGCACAACCTATACCCCAGTCCTAACCGACCAGTATCAGGTACTCATCACACGATCTAACGCGTCTGCTTCTACTCTTACAATTCCTACCAACGCATCCGTAGCCTTCCCAGTCGGCACAGTTATCACAGTGCTAAACAAGGGCGTAGGCGCAGTGACTATCTCCGGCGCAGGTGGCGTTACAGTCCTCTCAGCGGGTGCTACTGCAGCTTCTCCAGTATTGAACCAATATAAGTCCTGCGCTCTTATGCAGACTTCTGCCAATAACTGGTACGTGGTGGGCGCGATTGCTTAATGTAATCACAGGGCTACTGGATGCACCTACTCCTCCAGTCACTAACTCTTATGAGTCTATTCAGACTGTAACTGTAGGCGGTGGCGGAGCTTCATCTATTTCCTTTACCTCGATTCCGTCGACCTATAAGCATCTTCAGATTAGACTTCTTTGCGGAGCATCTACAGGCGCATCGGTCAATCATAAGTTTAACTCAGACGCTACGGCGACAAACTATTACTACCACCGCTTACAGGGAACAGGGTCAGCGGTAAACGCGGCAGCTGGAAACCTTAACCGTATCCTCGACTATGCAGGTTTATCTTCTACCTTTACTGTCGGAGTCATAGACATCTTGGACTATACCAACACATCTAAGAACAAGACAGTCAGAGCCTTGGCTGGAAACGATGCCAATGGAAGCGGTCAGATTAACTTAACTTCTGGTCTATGGTCTAACACCGCTGCAATCACTTCGATTGACTTATTGCCGGACGCTGGCACTTGGGTTCAGTATTCATCCTTCGCCCTCTATGGAATCAAGGGATAGACATGGCATCTACTTACACACCGATTGCGACCTATACTGTACCGAGTGCCACAAGCTCATACACTTTCACTTCAATCAGTTCTGCTTATACTGACATAGTTCTAGTATTTAATGGAACAACTTCAACAGATAACGACGGTTATTTTATTCAGTTGAACTCCGATTCTGGATCTAACTACTCCAATACCGTTTTGACCGGTAACGGCTCATCCGCCACTTCTTCGCGTTCATCGAACACTACTTCGTTTTATGCGGCTAATAACTCAAGTTCGTCCTCTCCGGACACTTTTCTAGTTCAATTCCAGAATTACTCAAATGCTACGACCTATAAAACTATGCTTGCCCGCTTAACCAATACTCCGAATAGAACAGCTGCAACGGTTGGACTATGGCGTTCTACTTCTGCAATTAACTCGATTAAAATTATGGGAGCTTCTTCCAATCTAAACACAGGTTGCACTATCACCCTATACGGAATTAAGGCGGCATAATGGCTAACACATTCGAGCTAATCTCTGCCGTTACCGTGGGAAGCGGCGGGGCTGCATCTATTGACTTTACTAGCATCCCTGCAACTTATACGGATTTGGTAGTCAAGTATTCTTTACGCGCAGATGCTGATACGGGCTACGCTTATGTGCGTTTCAATAGTGATTCAGGAAGCAATTACAAGTGGATGCGCTTAGTAGGAGATACGGCAGCATCGAGCGCCTCAAGCGCCTCTGCAACCTATATACAATTAGCAGCGTCAATGGAAAACTCAATTTATACCTCTAGCACTTTTAGCAATGGCGAATTATATGTGCCTAACTATGCTGGGGCTACGCAAAAGTCCGTTTCAGATGATGCAGTTAATGAGACAAACGCCGCTGGAGCGTTCAGAGGTTTGATCGCTGGGCTATGGACTGGCACTGCTGCTATCGCTAGCCTCAGCCTTGTATCTGTATCTGGAAATCTTGTTCAATACTCAACCGCCTACCTCTATGGAGTCAAAAATGCCTAATCCAACACGTATCGAAATCAACTGCGCGACAGGCGAAGTAGCCGAGATTGAACTCACCGACGCAGAAGTAGCAGAACTAGAAGATGCTCGCGTAGCAGCTGAAGCAGCCAAGGCAGAGGAAGCAACCGCAGCAGCTCTCAAGGCTGAAGCAAAGGCTGGACTCCTTGCACGTCTTGGCATCACCGCCGAGGAAGCAGAACTCCTACTCGCATGAAGCCCGTACTATGCAAAGCAGGGCAACAACTGAGGGAGCAGTTCGATGATACCTTCCCAGATAGAGATCGTCGTTCCGACGGGTGGATTGGCGACGCACGCCATTCAGCGCGTCCTAGCGACCACAATCCTGATTCACAGACTGGGACTGTTAGAGCAATCGATGTCGATAGAGATGTATCTGGTGGAGCAAAGCCCGACCTTATGCCCGATATTGCTGACCAGATTCGTCTCGCAGCCAAGGCAGGAGATAAGCGCATTTCCTACGTCATCTTCAACGGCAAGATTGCCAGCTCTAAGAAGGCTTGGGCTTGGCGTCCTTATGACGGCATCAATAAGCATAATCATCACTGCCATATCAGCTTTACCACAAAGGGTGATTCAGACGGTTCGTTCTTTAATATCCCAATGCTAGGAGGCAAATAATGGAAGCAATTATTATCGGTGGGCTTGGACTCATCGCTATCCCTGTAGTTCGTCAGGCTATCAAGTCTTACCGCGCTAAGAAGGCAGTAGCCGACATTCTGGTAGACGCAGTAGAAGCCGCGGTCGATGTTATCGACAAGAAGTGACTCCACAAGATTGGGCTGCGATTGTAGCCATATGCGCGACGGTACTGACTGGAACTGCTGCTCTCCTTCGGTTCGTAATATTGCACTACCTAGCGGAGCTGAAGCCTAATTCCGGTTCCTCAATGAATGACCGCCTAGTGCGTGTCGAAGCAATGCTGGAGCTACTACTCAAGGGAAAATAAAGCCATGGCAAGGAAGCGACCTGTAATCGACCTAGATACATACTCTGCGCTGGATGCTTATGCGATAGCGTTAAACGAGTATTACAAAAGCCTGAAGCGTGCCGGTTTCTCGGAGAAACACATCTTCTGGCTTATATCAGATCGTGAGTCCTTTCCTGATTGGATAATTCCCAACCTTCCCAATCGCATCGACAATATCCCCTATGAGGACGACGACGAGGACTAATGAAGCGTACGGTTGTATTACCAGACTTGCAGTGCCCTTACGAGGACGAGCATGTAGTTAATAACCTGGCAAGATTTATCAAGGCTTACCGTCCCGATGCGGTTCTAAGTATTGGTGACGAAATAGATTTACCTCAGATTAGCCGCTGGCATGAGAATACTCCTGGCTGGTACGAGCAGACCTTAGCGGATGACCGTGACCATACCGTAGAGGTATTGTGGAAGCTGACCGAACACGTCAAGGAAGCCCACATGATCCGTTCTAATCATACAGATAGATTATATAACGTAATCATGAAGAAGATTCCAGCCTTCCTTAGCCTTCCAGAGTTGAAGTTCGAGAAGTTTCTCAAGCTCGACGAGCTGGGAATCAAGTATTGGAAAGACCCTATGCCTATCGCTAAGGGGTGGATTGCCATTCATGGTGACCTGGGGGCTCTTAACCCTAACCCTGGCATGAGCGCATTGGGTCAAGCCCGTAAGCATGGCATTAACGTCATCATGGGACACACACACAGAGCCGGTAGGAGTGCCCATTCTGAGGCTTCTAACGGGGTTTTAAGACGAGTTCTGCATGGAGTTGAAGTCGGACATGCAATGAACTTGAAGCAGGCTAAATACGTCGCCACGCCTAATTGGCAGCAAGCCTTCGCTATTGTGAAAGAACACGGGAAGAACGTCCAGGTTGACCTGATCTATATCGAGAAGGACGGCACGTTCATCGTTGACGGCAAGGTATATGGCAGAGCCCGCAATCGCTAACCCGTACTTTGAGGACGAGGATGTGGCTACAATCGTTATAAAACCGTTACCAAAATATACTAGGCATCGCCCAGCCCTAAGGTAAAGTTCTTCCTGTAGCCGAAATTCGTGCTACGGAAAGGGCATTATGAGTTTCTTTTATATCTTCCTCCTACTAATGATTGGCGCGGTAGGTGGCTACACGATCGGGCATAGCACCGGAAAAGAAGAAGGCTTTCTAGATGCATCAGCTGAGTTCTACAAGGCTAAGCGATGATCGCCGGTGACTACCTTAACGAAGCCAGAGCTATCATCCAAGACCGTGGAATGGATTACGGTCACCCAACGGACAACATGTCCCGAACCGCATCCCTTTGGTCTGCATACCTCGAAGTGCCGATTGAGCCTTACCAAGTGGCGATGTGTCTGGCACTGGTCAAAGTCGCAAGGACAATGGAAGGAAGCAAGGTCGATAATTACATCGACGGAGCAGCCTACTTTGCTATATCAGGACAATTAAGAAACGACGAAGGAGATTTATATGTTTAAGTTATCTTTCTTTCAGTCAATCGTAATCGTGCAGTTATTTACTATTCAATACATGTTAAAGAGAGGTCAATAATGTTTAAGTGGGATGAGCTAGACGACTTGAAGAAAGCAGCAATGGATCGTGACGCGTTCACCGAGGTAGTCATCTACCAGAATGAGCAGATTATCCGAGAACTTCGGAGCATCGGCTGGAAGCTAAAGGAGATTAACGACCGTGGCGCACTTTGATTTATCCCAGTACCAGACGGTAGCCGAGAGACTCGAACTGTTCTGGAAAGACCACCCAAACGGTCGCATCTTCACTAAGTGCCTAGAGATGAGCCCTAGCCGATTTATCGTTTATTCTGAGGTTTACTTTGATATGGCAGATGAACATCCAAAGGCTACTGGATTAGCAGAGGAGACAGTTCAAGGTCGAGGAGTAAACATGACCTCAGCACTTGAGAACTGCGAGAGCAGCTCGATTGGTCGTTCATTAGCAAACTGCGGTTACTCACCTAAAGGGGACGCAGCCAAGCGTCCTAGCCGCGAGGAGATGAGCAAGGTCGCAGCTAAGACCGCCGCCCAGACTGCTATCGAAGAAGCCAAGGCAAAGATGAGCCAGACGGCTACTGAATATGTGCCTATTGCTAAGGAAGATGACCCTTGGACTATTCGAGATGCTGCACCTGCGACGACTGTTGACCAAGCGGTAGCAATCGTGAAGGACATCATCGGAGGACAGACCGAGAAGGACATCCCACGTTGTACCAAGTGCCACGATCATAAAGAGATGACTTGGAAAACTGGCATCTCAGGCAAGACGAAGAAGCCTTGGGGTAACTTCTCTTGCTGGGTTTGCAAAGATACCCTCTGGTACGAGATTGCCGCCGATGGCACATGGCAACCACAAAAGAAATGGTGATGAGTCAATGAAACATGATGAACACGATGAATTGCAGATGAAAGTCTATGGTCTATACAAGAACGCGCCAGATGATAAAGCAATAGAAGATGCCTTACTGGCGCTTAACAGTGTAGTTGTTTTACACGCACCAGCTGAAACTATATGTACTGGAGAATACATTGAAGGCGTGTTTGGTTGTTACGGTTGCGAAGACGATTATCCATGCCCAACTATTCAGGCTATTAAAAGGGAGTTGAGCTAATGGGAAGCCTAGAGTTTATGAATCAAGACGGCGAATGGGAGAAGTTTCCCAGCGAGGAAGAGATGCAGGTGCTCAAGGAGCTTATGGCTGCAGCTAATAAGGTAGCAGTCTATCCAGAAATCACAACAGTTTGCCATCTATGCAACGAGCCTTTCCCAATGGAAAGTATTGTTATTACAGGCGGTAACCCTGTAGCTGGCTACACTTGGAGTTGCCCTAAGTGCCATGCTATAACTAGCACTGGGAAGGCATAAACCAGATGCCCTCTCAACACCGTAAACACCGTGGCTTCAGGACGGAACGAGTAGTAGCTGAATACCTCAGCCAATACTGGTCTGGGGCTACGGTGGGACGCGGGAACGGCAAAGACATAGTGAATGTCCCTATGGATATAGAAGTGAAAGCTCGGGCTGACTTCAAGCCGTTAGAGTGGTTGCGCCAAAGTCGTAAGCGCACAGAGAAGAACCAGGAACTCAACCTGGTTGTGTGCCGTATGAATGGACAGGGTGAAGATGCGGCGGAGTATCTAGCCTTTCTCACATTCAGCGACTTGGTGCAGCTACTTATCAAGGCAGGTTACACAGATTTCGAAGCAGACACGGTAAACTTAGAGCCTATCTACTGCACCTGCGGTAATACGATCATGAAAGGCTCACCATGCCACGTCTGCGAGAAGCTCAATAATGCCCAGCTATGAGTTCGAGTGCGTCAATGAACTATGTGAAGCCAACGTCCATATAGACAAGGCAGTGAGCAAGAGCAAGGAAGCAGACCTAGAGTGCCCGTTCTGCTTTGAGTCTATGAGTCTGGTCTATTGCAATAATGCCTAGATATGACTTTAAATGCCAAGAGTGCCAAAAGATGCAGGAAGTTAAGGCATCATTCACAGAAGAACTAATCGCGCCTATATGCTGCGACCTATCTATGAAAAGAGACTACGCCAATGATAATGCAGGATTCATACCTACCGCTGGAATGTACGCCAGAGACTCTCGCTGAAGGAACTACGGTTCCACTAGCTGAATGCACCTTCTGTACCAACACCGCAATACCTGACTTCGATGTGATCTATAGCGAGACAGGGTTACATCATCACTGCTTAGACTGCGCTATAGAGTTTGGTTTGCCAGAAGCAGGTTATCAACAACCTGTGGATAACTAGGGGCAGAATGTGACTTCACGCTTACGACACGCCCACCTTATCCACATGCTTGACTCGCGTGATATGCTTTCTAGCAAAAGCCCCTCAAGGGCTTACCGCGAGCGCTTCAAGCGCGTAGCTCGCGGGGTTGCAATCGCATTGGTGGGAGCTATGTCTATTGGAGCGAGTCCATTAGATGAAGGGCAAATGGATCTAACTCCTAAAGACTATATTAAAAGCCTATTACCTAAAGAACAGGCATTATGTCTAATAAGGTTATATGGGAAAGAATCAGCATTTAATAGATTAGCAATAGGTAACCTCAATGGAGCAATACACACATACGGAATACCTCAGCTAAAGAACCCACTCATAGCACACATGAGTAGCTATAACCAGATAGACTATGGCATTAAGTATATTAACCATAGATACGAGGATGCATGCGATGCCTATGCTCACTGGGTTAAGAAGGGTTGGCACTAATGGTAAGAGTGTTATGCGAGAACTGTGATAACCGTACATTCTATGTGTATGAGGATGAGGGTGCTATATGGTCTTTGTGCACTCAATGTGGTGAGGTATTGCGTAACTATGGCAAGTAAGAAGGGTGACCCACGCCTTAGCCGTAAGTATAAAGAGGTAAGACTCAAGGCATTAGCAAGAGACGGTTACGTGTGCCACTACTGCGGTGCAGAGGATAAGGACATGACGATAGACCACATCATTCCAGTATCTAAAGCGCCTGAGTTAGCGATAGATATTAACAACATGATCACTGCGTGCAAGCCATGCAATAGCC